CGCCCAATCGCTTAGAAAATCTTCGGATTTCTTTAGCTCGATCTTGATAGCTTTCTCTCGGTCGATCCCTGCTTCTACCCATGCTTCAACCTTGCGTTCTGAAACGTATGGGTTGTCTTGCTTGGTCATTCTCCACGCTACCTTTTCCCGTATGATCTTTGGGACATCGTGATAGTTGATACGCTGAACCACGCTAATGACTTGAGCCACTAAGGCGGTATTGTCTGCGATCCTTTGCTCGATGCCCATTTGCTCGGAATCGAATCCGTTGTCGTTGAGCCATGCTTCTCGGTTAGGGTCAGCGGTCGCCAATCTTTGCTCGTCTTTCTGGATCATCAGCGAGGAAAAGAAAGCCTCGTTAATAATAGAGCCTGCCAGGAATTCCACATTACGCGGTGCCTTTTGAATACTGTCTAGTTCTTTGCATATGTTTAAGACTTGGTTGAATAGTTCGGACATTGTTATTGTCTCCTGTTTGTGTTGATTGATTCCATGTACAGAGTGTACAGATGATTGATAGAAAAAGCAAGCCTAAATGTGTGGTATCTTTGCACAATTACTGTTGTATTTAAACAACGGCTGACTACCCTCCTCATTAGCCAACGCTGTTGCTGTCCCATAGGTGAAGCCCTGAGTAGAGGCGGATTAACAGAAACAGCACTACCTATCCACAGCTTACCCACAGACCTGCCCGATACAACAGGACAGCTATGTGGATAAACTATGGATAGCTAACGCTAACAACATACAGGACTATAAGATTTAATATAAACAACAACAGCGCTACGCCTTGCCGTTTAGTATATCCTTCCCCCACGCACACAGCCAGTTCAAACCAACTGGACCTAAACTTGGTTCTAGTTTGTTATAGATAGGGGGAGTATCACCGCCAACAGCAATGTCGAACCTCCGCTGTCGGTTCGGCATCTATAAGGCTCCTCGTTCCTGCGGGGCCACATCGAGGGGATACGACCCCCCTCGCTGTTTTCTTTTTATATATATATCCTATCCACACAGCGGAGGGACATTTTAGGTAACCAAGGAATATCTTATGAACACATTTCTAGTTGAGGCATTAAGAGCGTATATCGACAATATCGTAAATGCTGGAAAAGCAACAGAAGGAATGTATGACCAAGGTTTTAAGTGGGATGACCAGTTAAATACTTGGATAGATCCCGGCAAAGACTACCAGCATCCTTATGACTCAATATACGATCCACATACTCCTAGACAAGTATCAATAGACAGATACCAGAGTGGTAAAAAGGTAATATTACCTAAAGGCGGAAAGAAGTGGATTGAGAGAATGGAAGCAGGTATGCCATTTAAAGAGAGATGGGCTTTATTACAAAAAGAAACTGAAAAGAGTCAGGATAAGAAGATAAGGAATTATATCAAAAAAGCTACCAAAGGGCATAGTAGATCTGGAGCATTTGGTGGCGGAGCATTACCCCCAGATTTAACTGGAACCATGAAGGATGCTCCAAGAGGCCTTATAAGCAAACAAAGAAAAAAACCTTGGAGTTAGATATGCCCAAACTAAAAACTAAATCAGGTAAGACCAAACATTACCCTTATACCAAGAAGGGATATGCGGCTTATAACAAGGCCAAGAAAAAGAAGAAAAAATAATGGATGAAGGATTAGATTTTTCTGCTTGGAATACGCCATATGAACCTATAGCGTTTGCCCCTTTGAGTGGACATACTCTGGGTGGACCTGTTATAGGGGAGTCTGTTGAGGAGCCAGCACCTGCGGAGCCTCAAGGTTTTTTATCAAAATGGTCTATACCAGCGATGGGGGCTAGATTCATCGACCAGTTTCACGAGGATAAAGCTAATCCTCTCTTAACAACAAGAGAGAAATTGTATCAATTGGCTTCTGGGCTTAGTGAGCCAGCGTGGAGGGATCATGGGGATTTTGTTGCGGAAAGGAAGAAAAATTCACAAACATCTCCGTATGGAGTAGGCGGGTATCATCAAGATACTGGGTATGATCTAGGGCAAAAGTATGCTGAAGAAAATGTACCTATGTGGAGGCTCGCACCGTTAGGCCGTGCGTGGCAACAGTACGATGAGTTTACAGATTGGGGCAGAAGCCCTAGCAGCTATCCTGATGGAACATGGGACATTAGTCTACCTTTTGGTATATCTGCTTCGATCCCTAATCCTTTGGCTCCTTTTAATCAAGCGCGAATGGATGCGAGAGAGAATATAATCGGAGCAGAGAGAGGCTATGAAGATAAAATAGCAGAAACTCAAGCTAATGTATTACAACAGATGGTTCCTATTGTACCCCCAAAACCACAAGAGAGAAGAGATGACAGGCAAGCTAGCGCTTCAGATTTAAGACGGATTGAAGAACAGTCAAGACAAAGAGAAGCTCAAAGACAGGCTGAAGCAAGCGCAAGAAGCGCACGAGAGGCGGCTGAAGCTCAGGCAAGGCAGAGAGCGCAAGAGAGAGAAGGAGCTAGATTAATGGCTGAGGCTAGAGCAAACGCAATTCAAAAGCAAAGAGAAGAAGAAGCTAGATTGGAACAGTTAAACCAACAGATGTTAGAAAGAATGAGAACGCAAGAAGCGGCTCGTAAATTTAGAGAGCGAGAAATGCAGGGGCAGTATGGGTTTTTCTAATGACAGACAGACAGGATAAATTTGTAGATATTTACAGCAAGACGGGAAACGCCACCCAGTCTGCAATCGAGGCTGGCTATTCAGAAAAGACAGCTAAACAGAAAGGCTATGAATTAAAGAATCTTTTAAGAAAGGAAATCAATGAGCAGACTCAAAAAGTATTGGCAGACCATGTACCTTCGAGTATTAAATACTTATCAGAACTGGCGGAATCGTCAGAGAGCGATTCGGTACGCCTTGGTGCAATCAAGGATTTACTGGATAGAGCAGGATTAAAACCTGTAGAGAGAATAGAACAAACTACAGTAGAAAGAATGTCGGATGAAGAAATCCAAAGAGAACTCGACGCGCTCATCAAACACTAGGGCATTAGAATTATTAAAGGAGCAAAGACGCAGAGAACGCTTCTCTAAGATCGATTCTTACGACCCCTACCCTTACCAGCTAAAGTTCCATAAAAGCGGCTCAGAGGCCAACCAGAGGCTTCTCATGGCGGCTAACCGCATAGGGAAGTCTTATTGCGGCAGTATGGAGCTTAGTTACCACCTAACAGGGATTTATCCTGATTGGTGGGAGGGCAGAGTGTACCGTCAACCCATCGTAGCATGGGCTGGTGGCGTCTCCAACGAGACAACTAGAGATATTGTACAGTTTGAATTATTGGGTTCCCCCGATGATCCAGAGGCTTTCGGGTCAGGCACAGTGCCTAAAGACCTTATTGTTAAAACAGAAAGAAAGCCCGGAGTACCAAATGCTAAGAGTGTGGCCCTCGTAAAGCACGTATCTGGTGGGAACTCTTCTTTATTCTTCAAAGCATACGAGATGGGTGTAGAGAAATGGCAGGGACGTAGTGTAGATTGTATATGGTTGGACGAAGAACCATCAAGAGATATTTATTCTCAAGCCGTAACAAGGACGTTAGACCGAAAGGGGATGGTTTACATGACCTTTACCCCTGAAAGTGGAATGACTGAGACAGTTGCATCCTTTATGAATAACCTTCAGAAAGGGCAATCTCTAGTAAATGCGACATGGGATGACGCATCTGAGAAAGTAAAGACCATGAATGGGTTAGATGGTCATTTAAATGAAGCTGTTATGCAGCAGATTCTATCCTCTTATTCGCCACATGAGAGGGATATGAGAAGAAATGGTAGACCATCTATAGGCTCAGGTCTGGTATTTCCTCTAGGCGAAGAGAAAGTGATGGTAGATCCTGTCCATATTGAGGAACATTGGCCGAGAATAGCGGCAATAGACTTTGGTTGGGACCATCCAACGGCTGTAGTTTGGTGTGCAATTGACACTGAAACAGAGATATTTTACATATATGACTGTTATAGAGCATCAAAAGCAAGCCCATCGGTTCATGCTGAGAATATAAGAATAAGACCGCATTTTATTCCCATAGCCTACCCGCATGACGGTAATCGCAGGGATAGCATGGGAAATCCGGGGCTTGCTGACCAATATAGAAACTTAGGTTGTAATTTTTTGTTGGAACATTTCTCTAATCCACCAGCATTAGGTGTCAATAAAGGATCTAATTCTATTGAGGAAGGTTTAATGGCAATGCTTCAATCTATAGAGGCTGACAAGTTTAAGGTATTCTCAACTCTGACAGATTGGTTTGAAGAGTTTAGAATGTATCACAGAAAATTTAATAAGGTAGTTCCTATAAGGGATGATCTTATGTCTGCAACACGATACGCATTTCAATCACAGCGTTTTGCTGTATCTGGTAAAGATCCAACATGGACGCAAGAGGTTAATTATGGGAATTACGGAATAGTTTAATGGCAAAAGATAGATCAGATGACGAGCTAGTTACTAGGATACGAGGAGAGATTACGGATTCGCTTGGGTATATGGGCGATACAATATCTCAGCAGAGAGAGCAAGCTATGGAATATTACTATAGCTTACCTTTCGGCAATGAGGTTGAGGGTAGATCACAGTATGTAGACTCTACCGTACAGGATACTGTGGAATGGATTAAACCTTCCTTAATGAGGGTCTTTGCTTCAGGCGATGAGATGGTTAAGTTTACACCTCATGGCCCAGAAGATGTAGCTATGGCTGACCAAGCTACTGATTACGTTAACTATGTATTCACTAAAGATAATCCCGGCTGGGAGATTCTATACTCGTGGTTTACGGATGCTTTATTAAGTAAGAATGGTATAGTCAAAGTATGGTGGGATGATTACGATGAACCACAAAGAGAAGAGTATACTCATCTTGACGAGATGGAGTATGAAATTCTTGTGAGTAATCCTGATGTAGAAGAAATACACCATGAAGAATATGTAGAAGAAGATGAGATGATGGGTGTTGTTGCATACCATGATGTTGTCATTACAAGACGCAGACAGATTGGTAAAGTTAAAATAGAGAATGTTCCACCTTCTGAGTTCCTTATTTCTAGGGAATCAAAAGACATACAGAGTGCTAGATTTATTTGTCATAGGGTAGAAAAAACTTTATCCGAGTTAAGAGAGATGTATCCTGACGCAGACTTAGATGCAGATGAACTGGGTGCTGGTGATGAAGACATGACACAATTCTCTGCTGAAAGATTAGAGCGTTATGCTTTTGACAAGTCTGCTCGATACTGGGAAGGATGGGGTGGAGATGAGTATGGTGAGCAAGGATTGAGAACTTACTGGTTGCATGAGTGCTTTCTTAAAACTGATTATGATGGTGACGGAATAACAGAGTTAAGAAAGGTTTGTTTGGTCGGCTCTACTGTTCTTGAGAACGAAGAAGTAGATATGGTTCCATTTGTTTCTATTACCCCAATAAAGATACCGCATAAGTTCTTTGGTTTATCTATAGCTGATTTAGTGATGGACATTCAGCTCATGAAATCGACATTAATGCGGAACCTCATGGATAACATGTATAACCAGAACTTTGGGCGCTATGCAATTTTAGAGGGTCAGGCTAACCTTGATGACCTCTTAACGCAAAGACCTGGTGGCGTGGTTAGGGTTAAGTCTCCGAACGCAGTCACGCCTTTAGCGACACCCGCGTTAGAGCCTTACTCATTCCAGATGTTAGAATACTTAGATGGAGTTAGAGAGTCTAGGGCTGGCGTGTCAAGAATGTCACAAGGATTAAACGAGAATGCTTTAACATCTCATACTACAGCTACGGCTGTTAACGCAGTTATGGGTGCGGCTCAAAGTAGAGTAGAGTTAATTGCAAGAAACTTTGCTGAGACAGGCGTTAAAGATTTAATGTTGAGGATTTATGAGTTACTGCTTAAAAACCAAGACCATGAAAGAGTTATTATGTTACGCAATCAGTGGGTTCCTGTTCGTCCTGATGCTTGGAACGATAAGTTTGATTGCACTGTGTCAGTTGCTTTGGGTAGCGGGAACAAGGATCAGCAAATGGCTCACCTTTCGAGAATGTTGCAATTTGCAGGAGAAGCTATGAAGGGTGGTTT